AATAATATTTAAAGGCAAATTAGATGGCTATTGAGAAAGGTTTATACGCAGCCCCAGCGGGCATTGAGGAAGAAGCAGAGGTGCTTGAAGAGGGCACTGGCGAGCTAGAGATCGAGATTGTAGATCCCGAGATGGTTACTCTGGATGATGGTTCTGTTGAAGTTACTATTATCCCCGGTGAAGTAGCCCCCGGCTCGTTTGAGTCTAACTTAGCCGAAGAGCTTGATGACCAAGAGCTGGGCGTTCTAGCAGACGAGCTGTTAGGACTTATAGACGCTGACGAACAGAGCCGTAAAGACTGGGCAGAGGCTTATGTTAAAGGGTTAGATGTTCTCGGATTCAAGACCGAAGAGCGCACCAGTCCTTGGGAAGGCGCTTGTGGCGTGACTTCTACTGTATTGGCAGAAGCAGCTATCCGGTTCCAAGCAGAGACTATGAGTGAGACTTTCCCTGCCGCTGGCCCTGTTAAGGTAAAGATTCTAGGTTCAGAGACTAAAGAGAAGACTGAGGCCGCAGAGCGTGTCCGAGCGGACATGAACTACGAGCTTACAGAGCGCATGGTCGAGTATCGTTCTGAGCATGAAAGAATGCTATACAGCTTAGGACTCGCAGGATCGGCGTTTAAGAAGGTTTACTTCGACCCTAATATGGGACGTCAGTGTGCTCTCTATATCCCCGCAGAAGACGTTATCGTGCCTTACGGCGCGTCTAACATTGAAACTGCCGAACGTGTTACCCATGTGATGCGTAAAACCAAGAACGAAGTTCGTAAGCTACAAGTTAGTGGCTTCTATCGTGACATCGAGCTTGGAGAGCCAGTTGCCTACCACTCTGACATCGAGACAGCCAAGGCAGAAGACGGTGGCTTTACACTTAGTGAGGACGACCGATACACATTGATGGAGATCCACGCAGACCTCATTATTGACGGCGCTGGTGATTCTGAAGAAGACGGGCTTGCTAAGCCTTACGTAGTTACTATTGAGCGTGGCACTGGAGAAATCCTAGCTATCCGTCGTAACTACGAGCAAGGTGATACCCTTGCTATGAAGCGTCAACACTTCGTACATTACGTATATGTGCCCGGATTTGGCTTCTACGGCCTTGGACTGATACATATAGTAGGGGGGTACGCTAAAGCCGGAACGTCGATCATACGTCAATTGGTGGACGCTGGTACGCTTTCCAACTTACCGGGCGGCTTAAAGTCTCGTGGTTTACGTATTAAAGGTGACGACTCTCCAATCGAACCGGGTGAGTTTAAAGACGTAGATGTGCCATCAGGTAGCATCCGCGACAACATTATGACTCTTCCTTATAAAGAGCCTAGCCAGACCCTACTGGCTCTTCTGGAGAAGATTACTAACGAAGGCCGCAGACTAGGCGCCATCGCAGATATGAATATCTCTGACATGTCAGCCAATGCCCCCGTGGGCACTACGCTAGCCCTGTTGGAGCGCACGCTGAAGCCTATGGCAGCAGTGCAAGCACGAGTTCACTTCGCTATGAAGCTAGAGTTTAAGATGCTCAAAGCTATCATGGCAGAGGAAGCACCCACTGAGTACTCTTACGAGCCTACTAGAGGCGAAGTAACAGCACGTCAGTCAGACTACGCTATGGTGGACGTAATCCCTGTAAGCGACCCTAACAGCTCTACAATGGCACAACGCGTTGTACAGTATCAGGCAGCCCTACAGATGGCGGAGAAGACCCCGCAGATTTACGACCTACCACAGTTGCACCGTCAGATGCTCGAAGTTCTGGGCATCAAGAACGCAGAGAAGCTAGTACCTACGGATGATGACATTAACTTGACTGACCCCGTAAGCGAGAACATGAACGCGCTAACTGGTACCCCTATAAAAGCCTTTATAGAGCAAGACCACGAAGCACACATCGCTACGCATCAGGCATTTATGCAAGATCCACAGGTAGCACAAACTATAGGTCAGAACCCACAGGCACAGCAGATTATGGCTGCATTGCAGGCGCATATCGCGGAGCACGTAGGGTTTAGATACCGTAAGCAACTGGAAGACAAGCTCGGCGTTAAGCTACCTAAGCCAAACGAGGAGCTACCTCCAGAGATCGAAGTACAACTGTCCAGACTCCAAGCTAACGCTGGTGGACAGGTTTCTCAGGAACACAAGACGCAGGCCGCACAACAGCAGGCACAGCAGCAAGCCCAAGATCCTCTCATCCAGCTCCAGCAGCAGGAGCTACAGATTAAGCAGGCAGAAGTACAGCGCAAGGGCCAGAAAGACCAGACCGATGCGCAAATCAAAATGCAAGAGCTGCAACTCAAGGCTCAAGCACAACAGTCCGATGCTCAGATGGATCAGGCTGAACTCCAGCTCAAGCAACAAGAGCTGCAAATCGACGCCCAGAAAGCGGGTGCAAAACTAGCCGCCGATAGAAAGGTCGCAAACACCAAACTTGATTTAGAGTTAGGCAAGGCCAAGATGGAGGCGAACAAAAAGAAGGACTAAAAAATGGGTAATACCGTCTTTGACGTGCTAAATAAACAACTTGGAGAGCAGATAGAGTCTGCACAAAAACACCTAACCGGTGGTGCGTGTCAGAACCATTCTGAATACCGAGAAGTGGTTGGCTTAATTCGAGGTCTAGAAGCCAGTGTAACAGCAGTAACCGACCTTTCGCGCAGATATATGGAAGAAGATGATGACTGATATTAGTAAACTGCCCCAACCAGTGGGCTATAGGGTGTTAGTACAACTCCCCGAAGTAAAAGAAACCTACGGTGATAGTGGGATTATCAAGTCCACCCAAGATCAAAAGCACGAACAGATCCTGTCGATTAGCGGCGAAGTTATTGCTATGGGCCAAAGTGCCTATGCTGACGAAGATCGTTTTCCGACTGGAGCATGGTGCGAAGTAGGCGATCATGTAATTTTCCGTGCCAATACCGGCACACGTTTTAAAGTTCGCGGCGTAGAGTATCGTCTCATGAATGACGATTCTATCGAGGCCGTTGTAGCAGACCCCCGTGAATTAACACGAGCATCATAGGAGTAAATTATGGCGTTTCAACCCGTAGAGTATTCGTTTCCGCACGAAAAGAAGGAGGAGTCCCCCGAGATTGAGATCGAGACCTCCAGTGCTGAAGAAGTGAAGAAACCAAAGAAAGAAGAAAAAGAGTCTGAGATCGAGATTGAGGTAGTAGATGATACTCCCAAGGCAGATCGTAAGCGTAAAGCATCAGAGCCTCCCGCAGACGTTACCGACGAAGAGTTAGAAGACTACTCTGAGAAGGTTCGTAATCGCATCAAGCACTTTAGTAAGGGCTATCACGACGAGCGCAGAGCAAAAGAAGCCGCCGAACGTGAGCGTCAAGAGCTAGAACGTGTGGCCCAGCAACTTGTAGATGAAAACAAGAAGCTAAAGGGCACTGTCGATAAAAACCAAGAAGTATTGTTAGAGCAAGCCAAGAAACAAGCCGCCTTAGAAACTATGGCAGCTAAGCGTGCGTACAAGAATGCGTACGAAGCAGGTGATGCCGACAAGTTGGTTGAAGCGCAGGAGAAGTTAAATGCTGCTACGTTAAAGGCAGATAAAGTAAATAATTTTAAACGGGATACTTTACAAGACACCACAGATGATGTAAAAATACCCACACGTAAACCTGTTGACACTAGAGCAAGTGCTTGGGCCGAAGAAAACACATGGTTCAATACTGATAAAGCTATGACAGGTTATGCTTTGGGAGTACACGAAGAGCTAGTAGCGAATGGTGTAGATCCCACAAGTGACGAATACTACGAGACTATTGATTCTCGTATGCAGAAAGTGTTTCCAGAGAAATTTGAAGGCACTTTAGAGGACGAACCAAAGTCTAAGCGAAAGTCCAACGTGGTTGCACCCGCTTCGCGGAGCACGACCCCTAAGAAGGTCACATTAACGCAAACACAGGTCGCCATCGCTAAGAAATTGGGAGTACCGCTAGAACTATACGCCAAAAAGGTTGCTGAAGAGATGAGGAAAGTATAATGGCTGATAACAGAATTAACCGAGAAGATACGACCCGCGAGAAAACTGTACACAAGGCTACATGGCAACGTCCAGAAGTCTTGCCTTCCCCGCATCCGCAGGAGGGATACACGTTCCGTTGGATTCGCACTAGTATGGCTGGTAATGTAGACGCCACAAACGTCTCCTCAAAAATCCGCGAAGGTTGGGAACCTGTAAGAGCATCGGATCACCCAGAAATCACACTTGTATCTGTTGAGAACGAGCGTTTCAAAGATAATGTAGTGATAGGCGGGCTAATGCTATGTAAGGCACCAGACGAGCTAGTCGCACAGCGTAATGACTACTATAGTCAGCAAGCAGGTGCGCAAATGCAGTCTGTGGACAACAATCTTATGCGAGAAAATGATCCACGTATGCCGATCTTTAATGACCGGCGATCAAAAGTTACCTTTGGTAAAGGTAGCTAGCAAACTTAATTTTTATAAGGTATATAATTATGGCTACTACAGCTTCCCCATACGGGTTTATCCCCGTAAAGAAGGCTGACGGTACTCCCTATACGGGCGCTCGTGATGCTTTCTTGATTAAACCTTCTAGCTATAACGAAAATATTGGCTACGGTTCAATCGTAATGTTAAAAGATGGTTACGTACAACTATCACTGAAAACAGGCTCTGCCGCTGATGATGCAAATAACTTCGGTGGCGCTGCTGGGGCTGGTGCTCTGGGTGTATTTGTTGGTTGTGAATATGTCAACAGCGAAGGCCAACTGGTCTTTTCTCAGTACTTCCCTTCAGGCACTGCTAACGCTACTGCGTACGTTGTTACTGATCCGGGTGTTACTTTCCAAGTACAGGCTAGCGGCTCTGTTGCTCAAGCCCTTCTGGGACGCAACACGTTCTTGTCAGCTACACCAGACGGCGATACTGACGACGTAAACACTACTACTGGTAAGTCAAAAACAGCAGTTTCCCACAGTGCTACCGATGCTACTGCCGGACTCAAAATTGTTGGCTTCAGTGATCGTCCCGGCTCTTCAGTTGGTGATGCTTACACAGACTTGTTAGTTAAATTCAATTTTGCCTACCACCAGTTTGGTACCGGCGACGTAGCATCATAAGGAGAAATAACTAATGGCTATTTCAAGATCACAATTACTTAAAGAGCTGCTCCCCGGTCTGAACGCACTGTTTGGTCTGGAGTACGCAAAATATGGCGAAGAGCACAAAGAGATTTTCGAGACTGAAACCTCTGACCGTTCTTTTGAAGAAGAAACAAAGCTGTCTGGCTTTGGTGCTGCCCCTACTAAGGCGGAAGGCGCTGCAATCGAGTATGACACTGCGCAAGAAGCGTTCACTGCTCGTTACACGCACGAAACTGTTGCTATGGGCTTTTCCATCACTGAAGAAGCTGTGGAAGATAACCTGTATGACTCTCTGTCATCTCGTTACACCAAAGCTCTCGCACGTGCTATGGCATACACCAAGCAGGTTAAGGCTGCCGACGTTCTGAACAACGCGTTCAGCTCAGGCACTACTTACGGCGACGGCAAAGAGCTATGTGCTACTGACCACCCACTGGTTGGCGGCGGTACTAACTCTAACGAACCAGCAGTTGCTGCTGACCTTAACGAAACTTCTTTGGAAGCCGCTATCATTCAGATCGCTGGCTGGACTGACGAGCGTGGTCTCCTGATCGCTTCACGTCCTAAGAAGCTCATCATTCCACCAAACCTGCAATTCGTTGCTACCCGTTTGCTGGAAACTGAAGGTCGCGTAGGCACTGCTGATAACGACATCAACGCCATCAACAATAACGGTTCAGTTCCCGGTGGATACGCAGTAAACCACTACCTGACTGACACTGATGCTTGGTTCCTGACCACTGATATTCCAAATGGTCTGAAGCACTTCGTTCGTAGCCCAATGGCTACCGCGATGGACGGTGATTTCGATACCGGTAATGCTCGCTACAAGGCTCGTGAGCGCTATTCATTTGGCGTTTCCGATCCACTGGGTATCTTCGGATCACCCGGCGCGTAAGAATATTTGTATGGGATAGTGATCTTTGGCAGTCACCTCTCATCAACTAACCCATATAAATATGTAGTACTAAGGGGGCTTCGGCCCCCTTTTTTATGGTTGACCAAAAGTAGTATGCTATGATATGTTGGTAGCTCGGGAAACAATCCGGCGTATCTGACAGACCCGACTGACGACATGTAGACAGATATGCTTTAACTCACATGTGAGAACGATATTATGGCTTTAACTACATTTTCAGGCCCAGTTAAATCTAACAACGGGGTCATCAACCAAGGCGCAGCAGACCTTACCGCCGACACCACCCTGACTGTAGAATCCCACGCTGGTCGTGTGTTGACTACAAATGATGCAGACGGCAAGTTCACTCTGCCTACCATTACTTCCGACAACATCGGCTCTACTTTTACTTTCTATGTAGAAACTGCTGCTACTGACATGGACATTCTGACTGACGGTACTGACAAGTTCGTTGGTGGTCTCTACACTGGCGTAAACAACGCTACTGGTAAGACCTTCATCTCTGGCGCGTCTAACGATGTTATTACTATGAATGGCACTACCAAAGGTGGCCTAGTAGGTTCTGTGGTCACTGTTACCGCTATGGACACTGCTAAGTACTCTGTGTCTGGTATTATCCTTGGTTCTGGTACTCTGGTTACTCCATTCGCTGACGCATAATAGGAGAATATCATGGGTTCAAGTTCTGATGTAAAAGCTAAAACGCTTACTGCTACTGGTGCCCTGAGTGTTGGCCCGGCTCGGATTCGTCAAATACAACTTTTGACGGCTGGGTCGGGTAGTCCCCAAATAGTCGTCAAGGATGGCGGCTCCGGGGGTACTACTATACTGGATTTAAAGTTTAGTACTGGAGTTACATACTCAGTGAACATCCCTTCGGACGGTGTACGTTCTGAAGCAGATCCGCACTTTACATTAACCAACATCACTCAAGTGACGGTGTTCTATGCGTAACGACCACGGCGTCTGCTATAAATATAGAGAAGGCGGCAAAGTCAAGAAAGGCACTGGCATGAAAGGGATGAGCCAGAAAAGTGGGGACAAGCGCCCCACTAAATCTGGTGCCGGTATGACCGCAAAAGGTGTGGCAAAGTACCGAAAAAACAACCCCGGTAGTAAGTTACAAACCGCTGTAACGGAGAAGAAGCCTACAGGTAAACGCGCATCTCGACGTAAGTCCTATTGCGCACGATCCGCTGGGCAAATGAAAAAGTTCCCGAAAGCAGCAAAAGATCCAAACTCTAGGTTGCGTCAAGCCCGCAAGCGCTGGAGGTGTTAAAAACCAAAGTTAGAGAGGTGACACTATGGCTTATTTACAATCAAACATCCCGCATTTTAAGTGTTGGGTGAGAAAGGAATACACGCACAATCATGAGAAGTATCACGGAGAGTACATCCATGCATTGGCAATAGCAGTAACGTCCATACCGGACAGATCACTAAGTTTTCAGGTGGTCTTCACAGGTGCGGAAACGTACGATGACGAGAACGAGCCAAACGTACATGGCGGAGCGATGTGGGCAAGGTTGCCGATTGAAGCTCTGGTAGCGGATACCCCGCTAGATGAATGGCCCGACCAGATGGAACCGAGGTTAGCACAGCCTTGGGACTGTAGCTCAAGGAATCATCACGTTCATGTCTACGATAGGGCAAGCTCCAGCCCGTGGATGTGTAAGATTAACGGAGAGTTTTATACCGGCAGGTATATGTTTACGGTGGATTACACAGACAGTCATATCTCTGATGATCCTGCCCAGCATAAGCAAAGCCATGTTATAGAACTCATTGATGCAGGAGAGTGGACTGGAAATATCGTAGCTCTACCTAATAATCGGGTTCGAGTTACAAACCCAGCACTGTGGGAATGCGGCGAAGGTGCTCCTGACTTTAGACCTAGCCAATGGACTATGAGTGCTGAATGTGATGTTAGTTATATGAACCCCGAACAGACGTTCGACAATTTATACGCGGAGACAGACGAAGATGAAGACTATGAAGACTAAGGGCTACAAGAAAGGTGGCGCTATGAAAACTAAGGGCTACGCTAAAGGCGGCGCTCTGAAGATGGTAGAGAAGGACGGCAAGAAAGTACCGTTCTACGCCGCCGATGGTAAAGGCAAGATGGCCGAAGGTGGTGAAGTTAAGCCAATGAAGGGTATGGGTAACATGCCTCTCGACGACGAGCAGGCTGCTGCCGCTATCAAAAACCTGAAGAAGCAGAAGGAAGCCGAAGGCGGAGCTATGAAAGGAAGAGATAAGGATGGCAATAAAATTTCTCGTAGCTTCAATGAAGCGGAAGCCAAGAAAAAGGACGGTAAAAAGGAAAAGCCGTTTATGGGCGCTATGCAAAGGCAAGATCCAAAGCCAAAGCTCAAAAAGGGTGAGACACGAGCTAAAGCTGGCGGCATGATGAAGACCAAGGGCTACGCCAAAGGTGGCAAAGTTCGTGGGGCAGGTATTGCCAAGCAGGGCGTTCGCAAGTGTAAGATGCGCTAATGACTATATCTCGTTCGCAGATACCTAAGCAGGTCGACCCTCAGTCTAAGATGAAAAGAAAGACCAAGGTGCGCGGCAAC